GCAGTAGCAGGAACATATATGTCCGTGCAGGGTCAGAAGGCGGCTGCTAAGGGGGCTGAGATGACCGCAGAGTGGAACGCAGACCAAGCCAGAAAGCAAGCCAAGTTCGAGGAGGATACCGCGCAGACCAACATGCGCCGTAAACGTGAGAACAACAAGCGTGCAATCGCTAGGCAACGTGCTATGGGCGCTAGGAGTGGACTCACTGACGCTGGAGCTGTAGGCGATATGCTTACAGACAAGGCTGAGAGACTTCAGACTGACGTTGACGACATCTGGAACACCGCATCCATTAGATCACAGCAACTCGAGGGTCAGGCTACAATGAGTCTCTGGGAGGGTGAGCAGGCACAGACTGCGTCCAAGTATGCAATCTACGGCACAATCGCCAAGGGTGTAGGAAGCGTAGCTTCTGCGGGGATGCAAATGAAGGGGGCTTTACCGTCTGGTGGAGCTGCTGGAAACTCAACGGCTGGAGCGCCAAAGGCTTATACCGTTGATGGCACTTACTAAAATTTAAACATATGGAATTACCTGATTACAAAATGGTTCAGGGTGGCAACACCCGAGTGAACATGAGCAGTGGCGCAGCAAGCCAAGTAGGAAAAGCATTTGCCAGCATGGGCAAGGACTTGGAGGGCGCGGGGATGGAGGTTTCGGGCTTATTCGAAGAGGCTGAGAAGCTGCACAACGCAGGTAAGATGGCAGACCTACAGCTCGACCTTGATCAAACCTACTCGAGTTACAAGGAGAAGATGATGGCGAATCCCAATAACGCGCTTCAGTGGAGGGACGAGTATTCAAAACTCATGGAGAGCAAGCAGGCTCAACTGGACAAGACGGACATGTCAAGCAATCTGCGCGACCAGCAAAACGCATATTTCAAGCGGTTTCAGGGTAAGAGTGGTATCGATGTATCACACACGGCACACAGCACAATATTAGCTAACGCATCTAAGTCTGCTGAAATACGCATCGCAGATCTTCGTGCAAGGGGAGAGGACGAACAAGCGGCGGCAATGATTAAGGACACGGTATCAAACGGAGGTATGTTGTCATCTCGAGGATTACAGCTCGAAAAGGAGATGGAGTATGAGGGCATCCAGAGAAATCTGGGCATACGCATGGAAACCGACCCAGAGAGGTTCGTTGAGGATGCAGAGGCTGGTAACATCAGGGGCATTAGTGATGAGGAGCTAGAGCGCCAGATAGGCAAGGCTAAGCGATTAGTGTCTGTCAAGAAGATGGATGACGTAAACGATGTTCAGAACCTCATTGACGGAAACCAGATCAAGGACACGGCAGATCTTTCTACCATAATGAGAGACCGCAAGATGGACGCTACGACCTCATCGTCCATGCACAGATATTTCACCACTCGCAGCAATGAGACGCTGAAGCAGTTCCGTAACGAGCCTGCACAACAGGAGGCGATCGCGGCTAGATTCAATGCATCGCTAGATTCATACAAACCAAACGGAGAGCCGCAGGACATGGGGTATGCTGAGCGGCGGAACATGTTGAATTACCTTAATGACAGCCCTATGAAGACTGAAATGATCAATAAGCTTGACTCACTCAGGGAAGGTAAGGAGGTTGCGATTAAGGATAAGAAGGGTGTAGTCCTCGATCAGCAACAACGCAGGTTTAAAAGGGAGCTGGAATCCCACGAGAACACTAAGCCAAAGGTGGAAAACAGGACTCTTGGATATCACTTGAATCAGGGGTTTCTTAATAACCCGAACAACCTTAAGGCATACTTTAGCGATGATGATGTTGAGCGCATCATGGAAGCTACGGGCAAGGTTGATGGTGACGAAGAACAAACCGAGGCGGCTAGGCTTAAGATGTTTAAGCAGCTCTACAAAAGCACGCCAAAGTCACACGGGCGCACTAAGTTTCAGCGCGACATGGCTATGGCTTTAACTCAAGGGGGCAAGCAGACGGTCATATCAACCTACGAGGATAAGGCTGCTGGAGAAGAGTGGCAGCGCGAGGAGGATCTAATATTCCAGAGACAAGGGCGACAGAACTCAGAACTACAAAAACTCATGGACAATGGGGATATCGACAGCAAGAGCGAAGTTCAGTTGAATGCTATGGTCACAGAGGTGGCTATGGTGGGCGACCCAAGTGTTGGTTGGACAGGTTCTGCGATTTTCCAGACGATGGAATACAAACCAGTATCAGAGGATGACGCTGAGTTTTCTGATGCTTATTCCAAGTATGCCAAGCTTAACGGACTATCACCACGACCAGACGATTTCAAGCACTACTACGACTACAGGGCTGCATGGGAGGCTGGACATCTGGACGCAGACAGCGAAGGTCACCTGCCATCTAAGTTCAAGAAAGCTGGTCATCCACGCACATACATGTCACCAGACGGCAATAGATTCTCATCGAGACCTACCAAGGGGTGGACTGATACCCGTGACGATTCTGTTGTGGGTGAGAAGAAGGAGTCTGCCGCTGCTGGTGGATTTGACGGAGACCTAATCAATATGGTTAAGCAGTTTGAGGGGTTCAATAATCAAGCTTACGGCGACTACGCCCAAATGAGCATAGGTTATGGAACAAAGGCAACTCAAGGTGAGACATCCATTACCGAGCAGGAAGCTGAGCAAAGGCTCGTGAGTGAGTTAAAATCACACGAGGACAGAGTGGTTAAGCACGCCGAAAAACACGGTTATAAACTTACTAAGAACCAGATTTCAGCGTTGACTTCCTTTGACTTTAATACAGGATCTATCGCGAAGTTGACAGCTAACGGGACAAGATCCATAGAGGAGATATCCAATATGTTACTAGCCTATAACAAGGCTGGTGGTAAAGTTCTTGGGGGGTTAAAGAAACGCCGCCAGAGCGAACAAGACCTGTTCAACAAGTAAACACATATCATGGAAAATTCAATAGTGGAAACAACTGGGCAAGTAGCCCCTTTAATTTTAGAGGACGAGTTACAAAACCCATACGAATCCCCAGCAGAATTGCCGCAGGGCATGACTAATGAACTGTCTAAGTCATACGAGAACAAGGCTTTAGAGCCAATGAAGGAGCATAAGCGAGAGCAAGATGCTAGGATTAAGGAGAGGCTTGACACTGTTTACAGTGGGGTAAGAGACCTTACCAACTACGAGCCAGACCTTTCCACTGAGCAGAAGCAACGCAAGCTAATCAATGGCTTAATGGAGGTTAAGCTGGGGCGTATACCCAAAGACGTTAACGAATACCAGCAGGCTCGCTTTGAGTTTGCAAACAAGTATTACAAGGGTAAGGGCGGCGAGAGCGATGAGGCACTATTCGCACAGATCAAGACCGATACCGACAAGCGTGCCGCTAACGTAGACCTTCACAAGTCGCTACAGGACGTGGCGCTGGTAGGCTCACTAGACGGCAAGGGGTTCACGAACTGGCTGAAGACGCAGGAGGACACTGGTATGTCCCCAGAGCGCAAGCAGAGCATGTTACACTCGTATAACGAATACAAGCAGAACATAGCTGACCAATACGGCGACTCACACAAGTATGCCAAGAAGACTTTTGAGAAGCTTATGGGTGGAGACATCGATAAGGCGATGGAATACGTCAATCAGATCAAAGGCACAATGACTGACGAGGAGCATGAGAACTACCTCGGGCTACTGAGGGAGGTTGTCCTAGCTAACCCAGAACCCAAGGTGGAGGAAATGCTCACGCTGATTGGTTTAAACTCTGCACCATTACGGACTCTAGCTCGCTCATACAGGAACACAGGTAAGGTGGTAGACTCTATTGGCGACCTTGTTAAGCAAGCGCCTTCTGGTATTGCTCACGCAGTCAGGGAGGGTGGAACATACGGTTTTGCCAAGCTGTTTGGTAGTGAGGAGGCAGCGGGAAGAGAGAAGGAGAATGCGGCAAGGGACAAAATACTCGCCGAGACACTACGGAAAAACTCCGACTTTGTAGCTGACGTAAAAAGAATTTTCAGGGATGACTACGATCCCATTGAGCCACACTTTGATGGCGGTGTCATGGGCGCAATAGAGTCTGGTGTATACGCCGCTCCTGCCGCACTAACGACAACTGCAATGCTGTTCATCCCCTACGCTGGACTGCCACTTGTGGGGTCTACAATGTTTGGTGCAAGCAGAGAGAAGTTTAGACAGAGGATACTCGATAACGGAGGGACTAGAGAAGAGGCGGCAAACAATGCTGATGCGCTGGCAATGATTACAACAGTGCCAAACATGTTGCTTGAAAGACTTCAGGCGCTTGCCTTTGTTGGTAAAGCCCCCATGTTTAACGGTGCAATGCAGAAGGTTAACCGCCTGTTTAATAACAAGTTAGCTCGTGGTGTCGGCAGGTTTACAATAGCCAACATCGGGGAAACCAATGTTGAGATGGGTCAGGAGTATCTTGAGGAGCTAGTCCAGATGATGGGTAGCAGCTTCAGTGAGGTGATCCCAGACGTTCAATGGATGGGCGAGGGTGGAGTGTTTGACGGTTTTGCATACCAGTATCTATCTACCGCAGTGGCGGTAGCTCCGCTAGGTGTTACGGCATCTATCGGTGGAGTGAGGTCTGAGGATCGCGCTATGGCATACAAGGATTTCCCCCGTGAGATTAGGGCAATGAATGGTGTATCTGCTGTAGACAACGACCGCATTGATAACGCTGAGACAATCGCTGAGACAGTCGAGGCAGTGCAGATTGCTAACGCTAATGCAGATCCAAACTCTGACGAGGCTAGGGATGCTGTAGAGGCTCAGATGCTACGTGAGGAGCAGGAGCTTACCTCTGTTGAGAACCTCAAGCGTGCTGGCTTATTCCCCATGATTGTCGCTGACAAGCAGAAGGATGGAGTTGTTGACATCGTTGATCCACAGACTGGCGAGGTGCTTGACCGCATCGACAACAACCCAGTTGCTGCCGCACAAGCGGTGTTCTCATACATGGAGCTACAAGACCAAGCTACGCAAGAGCAGCTTGACGAGATGTCCACAATGATCGAGGCTGCAATGCTTGACGTTAAGGAGACTGGCGACAAGGGAGCTAAGGTAGAGCTAGACCTTGGCAACAAGATGGACGTGAGGGGATTGCTTGAGGCATTCCCAGAGTTCAAGGGTCGTCTGGAGAATCAGGTTGGAAGACTTGAGCAACTAGAGAGCAAGGAAATTTTAAATGGTGGTGATGGCGGAATGTCAAGAGCTGTGTTCGGCTTGAACCAAGCTGTTCACGGAGAGGATGTTAAGTCATATACCAACCGAGCATACGCAGGCACAAGCGCAATGACACTGGTTCACGAGCGTGGACACGTATCATGGAAGCGTGCCTTGGAGTCAGGGGCTACCACGCTGACAAAGACTTACGACTTCTTCAAGGAGCTAGACAAGAATCTGGTAGGCAAGAAGGATCGCAACGGTAAGGAGCTACGCTTCATGCCCGAGGGAACAACGGCAGATAACTTTACCGCACTGGACGAGGCTGTCGCTGAGTTCTCAGAGGTGATGCTACTACGCACACGCAATGGCGAGAAGACCGCTATGCGTGACGTGGTTGGTCGCCAGATGTCAGCTATGGCTAAGGCTCGCAAGGCTAACGCTGGAAGCTTCAAGGGTTTCTATCAAGCAATGCAGGACTTCTTCGGCAAGGTGTTCGCTCGCAACTTGGCATTCAAGCAAGCTGTCAAGTCAGGTCAGATCAACGAGGGTCAGCTCAATGAGTTCTACGATATCCTCGTAAAAGCTAACGCACAGGAGCAATTTGAAAAGGATGTAGATGCTGAGACGCAGGCTATCATCGAGGGTGAATCCATGTCTATAGGTTCAGGGGAGACGACGCAGGTTGGCAGGGCAACCATTACCCCCAACGAGGACACTAAGGTTCTTCGCGGCACTAACGCTACGTTAATAGCCAACGCAAGCTTCTCTATCGGAGCATGGCACGGCACACCACACAAGGTGGACAAATTCAGCACCGAGAAGATTGGCACTGGCGAGGGCGCACAGGCGTATGGTTACGGTTTGTATTTTGCGGAGGATAAAGGGGTGGCTGAAGGTTATAGGATCAACCTTGCCTACGATCCAGATAAACAAAGAATCAATGGTAGACAAATCAACGATGAGTATAACAGATATACTAGAGCTAATGCTACTCAGATCGACTACCAGATAGCAGAGGGTCTTGAGAGACTGATGATGCACGACAGTCCTGCTGAAGTCATTGAGATGTTCAAGGAACAGGAGTATAGCGATGAAGCAATCAAATACTTTGAGGAGTCAGACTACGAGACATTCGGTGGTTTATACCAAGTAGAACTCAACGTGGAGCAGGACGAACTGCTGGACTGGGACAAGCCACTGAGTGAGCAGAGTGAGAGGGTGCGTGATGCGGTAGAGAAGATGTTATCACAAACCACTGGTGTGCCTTTCTCAAAACGAAACATCTTGAGATCGCTAAAGGGTGATCTATCATCTCACGATGGAGGCAGCTTTTATAATACTTTTGCCGACAATATCGGAAACAATATCCAGCAAGCATCCAAAGATTTAGCATCCGTAGGCATCAAGGGCATCAAGTATCTGGATGGCACTAGCAGAAAAGCTGGCGAAGGCACATACAACTACGTCATCTTTGATGGCAAGGACATCACCATCAAGGAGGAGAATGGTAATGCAGTTAGCATGAGTGACCTTGAGTCTGTATCCATGTCTATCGGTGAAGTTCCTGCTGAGATTGCAAACTCAACCGAGCCACTAGTAGAGCAGATATACCTGAAGGAGACAGCCAAGTTTAAGGAGGGTGTTGAGTCTGGCAGAATCAAAACTGAGGCAGACATTCGTGACTTCATTGGCAAGCACATGGTCATGCACCAACCCGATACAGCTATGGCTGGCGAGGTTAAGGTGGATGGTGAGTCATTTGTCAAGGGCAAGGGCGGAGTATACTACCCAGTCCTGTTCTCAGATGAGGGCTACTTCTGGGCATCGACTGCGGCTAAGGCTGATGAGATGGCTGGCGCTCTCAATGAGATCAGCGAGCGTAATGGCGGCAAGATATTCATGGCGCTAACGTCTGCTGATGTGGACAAGCTGTTCAGCTCTACGACAATGTCAGTAGGCACAATGAATTTCTTCAAGCAGCTTACTAAGAACCCACGCAAGTATGGCATCACAGAGAATCAATTTAATAAGATCCTAGTCCAAGCATCGCAGACAAAGATCACTTCCAAGTTGTTGGTCAAGGCTGGTGGAGTTAACGTCTTAGACAAGAACGGCAACAAGACATATAAGACTAAGGTTCAAGAGTTTGGATACAAGCTCACCAAGGGCAACACGCTCGAGCAGAACGTGGCTGAGATGGAGGGGTGGTTACAACCATTTAGCTCTGATAAGAGTAGCGGATCAAGCTTTGACGTGCGTAAGGCATTCGTATTCGACATGATGCGCCACGTATCAACACACCTTAAGGCTAGACCAGAGCAGTCCAAGGCTGTATCAGAGCTACTAACTCACGAGAGCAACGCATTCGCAAAGGGTGCAGTCCTCAAGGGCAAGCTTAGTATGGCGGCATTCCAACAGGGACTTGGTGATATGTTATCCGAGCCACTGACCAAGACCTTCCAGAAGTTTGGTAAGGACGGCAAGGGATACGTTTACGCAATCATTGAAATTGACGGCAAGGTTAAGGCTATTGATACCAAGGGTCACGAGTCATATCCTAAAGCTATCGTAAGTGTGGACGGCAACCTACCAACAGTTCACATCATGAAGCGTGGATACCACTGGACTGATATCGCACAGGAGAAGGACTCGGGTGCTAGAGTCCCCCGCACCAACGCTGAAATGAATAAGGTTATGCCTACTGGTGGCTTCTCTGCCTATAAGGGTAGACCGCTACAGTTCGGTGACGTTCAAGAGGGCGCTGAGGGTGTTGACTTAGCCTTCTCCATCGGTGACGCACGGATGAATGACACGATCATTACCAACGCAGCCATGAGGATGAGAGATCCCGAGGGTGTAGCTACGGTGATGAAGGGAATCATTAGACGCATCGAGGCGCTACGCCGTGACGTTCCACGTATCATCAGCGCATTCGGTAAGGACGTAACACAGGAGGCAATCGTAGATGCTAAGCTTATAGGCGACCTTAGATCGGAAGCCAAGCAGATGCGCCGCGATGGCATTGAGGCTGCTGAGAATGCAGTATACGACCGTTACGGGGATGTCCTGTCCAATGAGGACTTGGTCAAGCTTAAGTCACAACCTGTCACCGAGCTTGTCATGGCTGAGGGTGGCATGGAATCAATCTCTAGTGCCAAGCGCCGCAAGGGTGATGATGACCTTACTGCTGGCGAATACGAGGAGGCGGCTGGACTGCCACCAATGTATTACGGTGGATCACAATCACCTGACCAGATGGCTACCCAGCTATTCAATGAGGGGTTCATATCTGACGACTCAGTATCCGCAATGATGGAGGCTCTCGAAGCTGAGATCATGAGCGTATCAAACCGCAAGGCTGATCTTAAGGAGGCTAAGGCGCTGATGGGCAAGGGTCGCAAGGCAGCACGCACCAAGGCACAGGAGTGGCTCGATGAGCGTATCGCTGAGCAGAAGCGGGACTACAGTCCCACTGTTCGCGCACGTAGAGCGCTGGTAAAGCTGAGCGCAATCAGACGCTCAATGCCAATGGAGCTACGTGGTAAGATCGAGGGTGATGCCAAGCTTCTCACTATGGGTGACGAGGCAAGGCTCAAGTATCTCGAGGAGACACTAGCCAAGGTTGACAAGGTGGTCGATGAGTGGATTCGCAAGGAGACACGCAAGTCCATCAAGGAGGCATACAAGGTTCTTGGCAAGAAGACGCTGACGGCAGATACGGAGACAGAGCTGACGATCATCAAGAAGTTTGGTGACATGACTGCACTACAGAAGAACGAAAAGCTTACCGAGCTTTATGATTTACTGGACGCGCAACCAACTCCTGCCGAGTCACTTGTCCTTAATGAACAGGTGGCACTGCTCGAGACATACGGCAACCAGAAGGACATGACATCCTTACAGCTCGTGTCACTACTTGAGACACTAGGCACGGTCATCAAGCGCGGTAGAACTATCCGCTCGATGCTCGCACAGGAGCGCAAGGCTAATGACTCAGCAAACAAGTCAATGACAGTCGATGTCCTGTCTGGAGGCAAGGGTCAGATGTCAGAGGCAGAGTCAGATGAGAATGATGAGCGGGTTCGGAAGGACAAGCAGTCAGTCATTAAGGAGCTTAAGCACAAGCCAAAGCACTTCCACGCTCAGAACCTTTCATTCGAGGGGCTACTCAACATGCTGTCACGCAAGGACAAAGGCAGCGAAACATACAAGAGTGAGATTAGCAAGAAGTGGGGCGTGTTAGTTCACAGGGCTACTCGCACGAACAAGGTAGCGAACCAGCATCTGCAAGAGAACTATGATGCTAAGATGAAACAGATCTTTAACAAGAAGGGCATCAGGCTTTCATCCCACATATCCAAGGAGATGATGGATCGTCAGGATACTGGGTTCAAGAAGGTTGACTTCGGCAAGACTGGATCTACCACCAACAAGAGCATCGAGGTGATTGTTGCAAGACGCATCATCAACGGCGAGGTTGATCCTGCTGGGCTAGGGTTGAATGAGCGTGACGTTGAATTGATCACTGCTGCATACGAGGCTAAGATGTCCAGCAAGAGAACCAAGAAGGGTGACATGGATCAGGTCAAGTGGAAGCACGAGAACACAGGCAAAGCCGAGCCACTCAAGCGGTCGCAGTCTCAAGTCATGGCACTTGTCATGATGTTCAGACAGGACGGCATCAAGCAGTCCATGATCAGGGAGGGATACAGCGAGGAGCTTATGGCTAACCTCGAGAAAAGCTTCTTAACTAAAGAATCAAAGGAGGTTCTTGAGTGGATGAGTGAGCAGTATGATAGGAACTACGATGTAGTGAATGCTGTTTACCGCAAGCAACATGGCGTTGACCTTCCTAAGATTGAGTTCTACGCACCTGTTCGCAGGGTTGTTGACAAGGACACAGACGACATCGACATCACTGGTAGTGGCACTGCATTCGGAACTACCCCATCACAGCTACTCAACCGAGCTAAAAACTTTAACAAGGTCGATCCAAACGCTAACGCAATGGACATGTTCATGGAGCATATGCTTCAGTCAAACCACTATGTGTCATGGGCTGATCCAATCAGGGAACTACGCGCTACATTTCACAACAAGGACGTAAGGCGTGCCATCAAGGACTATGCTGGTGGAGAGCTGCTTGGCGTAATAGACGAGCGCATCGCGTGGCTGGCAGACGGCGGCAACAGGCAGTCCAAGAAGATCAAGTGGCTAGACAACATGCGTATGGCACACACCTTCGGGTCGCTGGCATACGACTTGGGCATCACGATCAAGCAGTTCACCTCACTACCCGCATACGCGTTTGATATGGGTGTGCGTAACTGGGTGAAGTATGAGGCGGAGTTTATGAAGAACCCGATTAAGAATGCCAAGGAGATGATCGCAACTGAATACGTCCAGACTCGATTCAAGGATGGTTACACTCGTGACGTTGCTGAGGGACTCAAGCTTGAGGCTGGCAACAACATACAGAACTACATACTCAAGGGCTTCCAAGCTGGAATGATGTTTGGCAAGGTGGGTGATATTGTTCCCGTTATAGTTGGAGGTTGGGCTGCTAAAAAGCACGCATACAACGAGGCTATAAAGGCTGGCATGACACCAAAGCAGGCAGAGTCCCAGTCAATACTGGCATTCGAGATGGCAACTGATAGGTCACAGCAGGCTGTTGACATGAAGGATCTCAGCTCATTCTCTGGTGGTAACTCAGCCATGAAGCTGTTCACTATGTATAAGACATCACCACGTCAATACTACGCAGTAGCATACGAGGCTTTGTTTGATGCATTCGCTGGTCGTAAGAACGGCTGGCACAACGCCGCACGTAAAATGGCAATCTCCCATGCTGTTCTACCGCTCATGTTCCAATTCGTTTCAGACATGTGGCGCATGGTTGGTGACGAAGACAAGGAGCTGGAAGGTTCTGACTACCTACGGGCAATGCTTCTCGGACCGCTAAACGGTCTGTATATTGCAGGCGAGGTAGCCGCACCACTAGCATCAATGGCAACTGGCGCTCGTGTCTACGATGCACAGATCCCAGCATTCTCAGCAATCAACTCAACTGTTCGCGGCGTAGCCAAGATCAACAGGGGTGACTTCTGGGAGGGAACAAACGAAATTGCCAAGCAGGCAGGTAAGTGGTCACCAATTAAATTGCTAAACTTTACTACCTATTGGTCTATCATCACCAAACAAGACAAGCTACTAGACAGGTTCAACGACTAGTGTTGACTTTTCACCCTATCCATACCATAATATTAAGCCAAATACCTAATGTCCATCTCATCCACAGCAACCAAAGTAACTTACTCAGGTAACAACTCAACGGTAACACCTTATCCTATATCGTTTAAATACCTAGAGGATGACCACGTTAACGTCTACATTGATGGTGTTCTACAGGTCGAGGGCGCTGGTCAGAACTACGTTCTAGCTGGTGACGGCACTGCTGGCACGGGGACATTCACCACAACAGTAGCACAAGCAGGGACTAAGTCGGTCGTTGTAGTCCTAGACGTGGAGCTAGACCAACCAGTCTCGCTACAGGAGACAGGCTCACTACCCGCTAAGACACTAGAGCAGGCATACGACAGGCTCAACATGCAGATCCGCAGGGTGTGGCGCAAGGCACAGGACGTGCTGACGTTCTCATCGGACGAGGCGAACGGATCAACAGGCACAGCAGACAACCTGCTTGGCTTCGATAGCGGTGGCGACATCGCTGAGATTCCTAATACGACTTTTTTACAGCAGGACAATAACCTGTCCGAGCTTGCCAATGCTCCAGACCAAGCGGCAGCACAGACTAATCTTAACGTAGATCCTGCTGGCACAGACAACTCAGACAACAACGCAGTCAACACCCTCTACGCTAACGACTACCGAGCAGCCAACTTTGTTTCTGGAACTGACTACGAACCAGCTAAGGGCGTGGACGACAACTTTGTCACGGATGCTGAGAAGATAGTCATTGGTAACACAAGCGGAACAAACACAGGCGACCAAGTAATACCAGTGACTGGCGTGGACTTTGATCCTGTCGGCACGGACAACTCTACGGACGTAACTAAGGCTGGCACGGGCACGTATGTCTCACTGGACACAGGCACACAGGTGCTGACAGTAGATCCTATTGAGACATCAGACATCAATGGCTTTGAGGCGGCTGTCACAGCTAACACCTCAGTAGCAGCCAACACTGCTAAGATTTCAGCCACTGCCGCTAACGTAAAGACTGGGGTTGAAGGTGCAAGTATAACTGACGCAGGGACTCCTGCACCCACAGACCAATTCTTATACAGGGACGCTATCTCTGGAGACCTTCAGTCAGCAGACTTCGCTGACTTCGGTGCAGCGGCAACGGATGGTGACGCTATCCACAAAAGCACTGCCAGTGAGATATCAGCACTGACGGCAAAGGCTACCCCTATTGCTGGAGACTTCCTCGTTATTGAGGACAGTGCTGCTGGTAATGCTAAGAAGAGTATCACGATTGCTGATCTACCACTCCCTGCTGCTGGCACGATCACGGAGACGATGCTTAATGCTAGCACCAATACATCTCTGGACTTGGCAGACACCGCACTGCAATCAATAGCAGCGGGATCAATCACAGAGACTGAGCTTAACACCAGCACGAACCTGTCTCTAGACAAAGCAGACACCTCACTCCAAGTTGCTAACAATCTGTCAGACGTAACCGCATCCACAGCACGAACCAACCTTGGTCTAGGAACACTAGCCACGCAGTCTGGCACATTCTCTGGCACATCCTCTGGAACTAACACTGGTGACGAGGTTACCGCTACTGCCACAACGGAGGGTGTCGTAGAGTTAGCCACACAGGCAGAGGTGGACGCTGGCACTGACACCTCAAGGGTAGTCACGCCAGAGACGCTCGCTGCATACAGTGGTTTGCCA